AAAAGACGACTTCTATCGCCAAATCACCGCCGAATACCGCGTTACCGTCTGGAGGCACGGCAAGCGCACCAGCCGCTGGGAAAAAAAACAAGCCGACAGAAACGAAGTGCTCGACCTCATGGTCTACAACACCTCCTGTGCGTATTACCTTGGCCTCAACAAAAACACAGACCCCCACTGGGACAGATTAAGCCTCGCCCTCAACCAAAGCCAAACAAGCCTATTTGCCACCGAAGTCCAGCCGCTCAACGTGCCACCCGCCCCCCAGCCGCGCACACATGCGCCGCCCCTGCAAACGCCACCCGCCATCGCCTACACCCCAGCCGCCAGCGCAGACCCATTCATCAACCTCGACGACCCTGAGCTGATTGCCGCCCTTTATGCCTAACCACGCCGCCCAAACCGCCACCCACCCCGACACCACCGCGCTGGCCATCATTGCCCGCGAAGTCACCTCTGCTGCGGCCAGCTTTGGCATCACCTGCCCGGGCGACCTGGCGCAATCGGTGATCGAGCGCATCGTCAAACGCATTGGCGGCCAAAAAATCTACATCCCCAGCGAAACCGCCGCCCAAGCCCGCCGCCGCGCCGCCCTGATCCGCGCCCAATTCAACGGCAACAACTACGCCGAGCTGGGTCGCCTGCACAAACTCAAACCCCGCTCAGTGCGCCGCATCATTGATGCAAGCATCAACGCCGCCACGGCCAAAACCAAATAGGCCACGGCCTAAAAATAGTGACCGGTTAGGGCATGACATGTCACTTTTTTCTCGGCACAGTCCGCCCCCATGGGCATTTACACACGCGACACCACCGACCAACTCACCGCCAAACGCGCCGCATTAAGCGACTCGCTGCACAAACGCCTCACCCAGCCCACAGCGGTTGACCACAACGGCAGCAGCGCCCAATACAACCAGCGCACCGCCGACATCAAACGCGAGCTGCGCGACATCGACGGCGAACTTGACCGCCGCGACGGCCTGCCCTCGCAAAACCGCCCCTTTTACGTCATCGGCTGACAACCAGGCGCAACACCACCATGGCCCTTCGCACCACCAAGCCCGCCCGCAGCGCCTCCCGCGCCCTGGCTGCCGTGGCCGCAGCCGGTTCTGCCAGTGCCGCCGCCACACCAGCCAGCGCCCAAATGGCCGGCTACCAGGCCGCCAGTTTCAGCGAACCCAACCTGAGCGACTGGACCCCCGGTGCCTACAGTGCCGACGCCGACCTGCTGCCCGACCTGGCCATGCTTACCGCTCGCAGCCGCGACCTTGGCCGCAACAACGGCCTGATGGCCAGCGCCCAGCAAACCCTGCGCGACAACATCATCGGCAGCGTGCTGCGCCTCTCAGCCAGCCCCGACTACCGCCTGCTCAACTGGACCCGCGAACAAGCCCGCGAATGGTCCAACACCACAGAGGCCAAATTTCGCAGCTGGGCCGACACCACCGAATGCGACGCAGCCGCCACCCACACCCTGCTCGGCATGAGCCTGCAAGCCCTGGGCGGCGCGCTACTCAACGGCGATGCGCTGGCCCTGCCCCTGTGGCTGCCAAAACCCGGCAACCAATGGGCCACCCGCCTCATGCTGATCGAAGCCGACCGCCTCAGCACCCCGCTGCACCTGGCGCACCGCAGCGACATTCGTGGCGGCATTGAATTTGATGCCTACGGCGCGCCCGTGGCCTACCACATCCTCAAACAACACCCCGGCGACATCTATGCCTTTGGCAGCACCGCTGGCCTGCAAGAGTGGGAACGCATCCCCGCCCGCAACGAATTTGGCCGCCTGCGCGTCATCCACCTGCACGACAAAGAGCGCACCGGCCAAAGCCGTGGCAAGCCCGTCGTCAGCGCCGTCATGCGCGAAATCCGCATGGCTGGCGACTACGCCCACAACGAGCTGCAAGCCAGCGTCACCAACAGCCTGGTAGCCGCATTCCTTGAAACCGACCTTGACTCCGAGAGCGCCTCCAACCTATTTGGCCTAGACCCACGCCAAACCTGGGCACGCAACAGCTTAGAGGCCAAAAACGCAGGCCTACTAACCAAAAAACTCAAAAGCGGTGCCATCACCAACCTGCCCCCCGGCACCCGCATCAACACCGTAGCGCCCGGGCGGCCCAACCCCAGCTTTGAAGCCTTCATGCTCGCCACCCTGCGCCACATCGCCGCCGGCATGAACCTGCCTTATGAGCTGCTGCTCAAAGACTTCAGCAAAACCAGTTATTCGTCAGCCCGTGCCTCCATGCTCGAAGCCTGGCGCTACTTCAACGGCCGCCGCCGCTGGCTTACCGACACCTGGCTCAAACCCGTGTACGAACTCTGGCTTGAAGAAGCCGTCAACACCGGCCATGTCCAAGCCCCTGAGTACTACCAAAACCGCTACGCCTACCAGCGCGCCCGCTTCATCTTCGGCGGCCGTGGCTGGGTTGACCCGGTCAAAGAAGCCCAAGCCGCCCAAATCCGCGTCATGGCGGGCCTCAGCACTTTGGAAAAAGAATGCGCAGAGCAGGGCGAAGACTACGAAGAAATCCTCGACCAACAAGCCATTGAGCAAGCCATGCGTCAAGAGCGCGGCCTGCCACCCCTTGGTGCCGTGCTGCAAATCCAGCAACAACAGCAGCAGCCAGACGATGGCAAATCCGACAAAACCGGCCCCGAAGCTGACGACGACTACGAAGACCCAGCCACCGACCCGGCTGATGCACCGCCAGACAGCGCAGGCGACCCAGCCCCTGCCAAAGCCGCAGCACCGCGCACCAGCCGCTACACCACCAAGCCTGCCAAATGAGCTTTCTATCCGCCTACCCCCACCTGGCGGCGCGCATCTTCAATGTCGCGTTGCTGGTGCACCCGCAAAAGCTCGACGCCATCATTGCCGGCCTGGGCCAGCGCCTGCTGGGTGCGCAAATTTTGCAAGGCACAGCCGACAGCGCCATCCTGCCCCCTGAGCTGTTCACTACCCGCAAAGGCCCGCGTGCCGAGCGTGGCTACCAGGTCATTGACGGTGTAGCCGTGCTCAACGTCAGCGGCGCCCTGGTGCACAAAACCCGCATGGAAGCCGACAGCAGCACCCTGCTGGGCTACAACAGCATTGCCGCTGATTTGCAAGACGCCATGGACAACCCCGACATCCACGCCATATTGCAAGTGTGGGACAGCCCCGGTGGCGAAGCCCAGGGCGCATTCCAATACGCCGACACCGCTTTCAGCCTGCGCGGCAAAAAACCCTTCATCGCCCTGGCTGATGGCATGGCCGCCAGCGCTGGCTACTTGGGTGCCAGCGCCGCAGACAGCCTGGCCATCACCGCCACCGGCTACGCGGGCAGCATCGGCGTGGTTATGCGCCACGTGGACATGAGCGCCGCCCTCATGGCCGAGGGCGTGCGCGTCAGCCACATCTACGCCGGAGCCAAAAAGATCGACGGCAACGCCTTTGAGCCCTTAAGCAGCGCCGTGCGTGCCGACTTTCAGGCCGAAATTGACAGCCTCTACGCCAGCTTTATCGACACCGTAGCCCGCGCTCGCGGCCTCAGCCCCGAAGCCATCCGCGCCACGCAAGCCGCCACCTACCGTGGGGCCGCTGCCATCAGCACCGGCCTGGCCGACCGCATCGCCACGGCAGACACCCTCATTTCAGAATTGGCCGCGACCCGTTCGCGCCTTTACCCCGTCGGGCAAGTTGCCCGCGTCTCAACCGCTGCAACAGGAGGCCTTATGACCCAAGCCAGCACCCCCGAAGGCGGTCATTTGGCCGCCACCCCGCAACCCACTGCCAGCGCCCCCGCACCGGCAGCCACCCCCGCACCCATGAAAACCTTTACCCAGACCGAAGTCGAAGCCCTGGTGACCACCGCCAGCGCCACCGCTGCCACCCAAGAGCGCGCGCGCCTCAGCACCATTCAGGCCCACCCCAACGCCAGCGCCCAGCCCGGCATCGTCAAACTCTGCATTGACACTGGAATGAGCGCGACCGAAGCCGCCGCCATGCTCAGCGCCGCCACCAACGCCGCACCGGCAGCTGCCGCCAACCCGTTCACTGCTGCCATGGCTGCCACCCCCAACCCGCAAGTCAGCGGCATTGAAGGCCCGGCCAACACCGCCGCTCTTGACCCCGCCGCCCAAGCCAGCGCCATGGCCGCCAGCATCCTGGGCAACTACCGCGCCAAAGCCTAAGCGCCCAACCAGCCACCCCACATCCTGAAAGCACCCCACCATGAACACCCGTGCAACATTCGCCACTGAAGGCACCTACTCCCCCGACGCACTCATCGCCGGCAACTCTGACCTGCTGGTCGGCCGCAAGGTCACCATCATCAGCGGCCAAAACCTTGCCCGCGGCAGCATGCTGGGCAAGATCACCGCCAGCGGCAAATACAACCTGTCCTTGTCCGGCGCATCAGACGGCAGCCAAACCCCCGACCTCATCCTGGCCGAGCCCGCTGATGCCAGCGCAGGCGACGTCACCGCCCTGGCCTATGCCCGTGGCGACTTCATCAGCAACGCCCTCACCCTGGGTGCCAGCCACACCGTGGCCAGCATCACCGAAGGCCTGCGCGCCAAAGGCATCACCCTGATGGTTGCCATCGCCTAAAGCCACCGGCAGCACCCACACCACCTAAACAGAAAGCACCCACACCATGGACATTTTCACCACCGCCGTCTTGACCCACGTTGTTGCCAAACTGCCGCAACCCGCGCCCTTCATCCTCAACAGCTTTTTTCGCAACATCCAGACCGAGACCAGCGAAGAAATCCACTTTGACGTCGATACGGGCCGGCGTCGCCTGAGCCCCTTCGTCGCCCCCATCGTGGCTGGCCAGGTCGTGCTTGACAAAGGCTACATCACCAAAACGTTTGCACCGGCCTACATCAAAGACAAACGCGTCTTTGACGCCAACCGACCCTTCAAGCGCCTCATTGGCGAGCAAATTGGCGGCACCTTGGCCCCGGCGCAGCGCCTGGAGGCCGCCCTGGCCAGCAACCTGGTTGACCAGATCGACATGCTCACCCGCCGCCAGGAAGTCATGGCCATCGAGACCCTGCGCACCGGAGCCATCACCATCACCGGCGACCTGTACCCCACTGCCAGCCTCAACTTTGGCCGCGACGCCGCCCTCACCATCGCGCTCAGCGGTGCCACCGCCTGGGGCGCAGCCGGCGTGGAGCCGCTTGACGACGTGCAAGTGTGGTCTATGCTGGTCACAGAAAAATCAGGCAGCGCCGCCAACACCCTGGTCATGGACGTCGAAGCCTGGAAACACTTCAGTGCCAGCACCAAGGTGCAAAAGCTGCTCGACCGCTTCCGCGGTGCCGACCAGCTCAACGCCACCGTCACCGGCGAAGGCGCACGCTACATGGGCAACATCGGCACCTTTGACATCTTTGTCTACGCTGGCTGGTACGAGCACCCCACCACTGGCGCACTCACCCCCTACCTGCCTGCCAAAACTGTGCTGATCATGGGGCCAGACCTCGAAGGCACCCGCGCCTACGGTGCCATCCGCGACGAAGCCGCCGGCTTCCAGGCCATGCCCTACTTTGCAAAAAGCTGGCTTGAAAACGACCCCGCCGTGCGCTACCTAATGCTGCAAAGCGCCCCCCTCACCGTGCCCTACCGCGTCAACGCCAGCGCCTGCGCCACTGTCGGCTAAAGCCCACCTGTCGTAGTCACCAAGCACCATGCCAGCCGCCCCCCTGCCCATCTTTGCCCAAGCCATAGCCGACATGAA